GGCCTCTCTTCCAATGCCAGATGAAGTTGTTGCTCTTGGAGCCCTTAGGGGTTCTGCGGCTCAATGGTCAGCTGATGTGTTGGGCGCACTATCACGAGGTCAGGCCAAGCCAACCTCCAGGGGTTTGGCTTGGGCTGATGTGTTTGTCGGCCCCCTTCGTGCCCTTTTGGGTGGTGGAACGAAGGGATCGGTGCTTGGGGGCAAGGGTTGCGCCCCCGTTCAAATGCCTACTTAGGAAAGCTATGGAAGGTCGGTAGCCTTCTGCGTTGGTGCGCCATCTTCGGATTTTGTCATCAAACGTGGTTTTGAGTTGCGGCTACCACCCGACATGGCTGACTTTTGTGAGCATGGTTCCCGGTACATGTACCGGTGCTATACACCAGATGCGCCTGGTGTATGGCGCCCCCAAATTCACAGATCTTGCGCCCACAATTTAGTCGCTGGTTTACTCCAGCGTACTATGGGACCTACTCCTCTTCCTACCGCACTAGGGACCTCGATGTACAAAGCGGCTTCTTCGCAGTTGAAGCGTGTTTTGGCTCAGAGGTGTACACGGGTGGAAGAATGGTCCTGGGAGCGTGTGGTGGCCTCTTATGGTGTTAAGAGGTTAAGGGTTCGGTATGAGGCTGCGCGCCAGTCTCTGTTGTCTGAAGGGTTGAGCACCCCACGTGACGCAGAGGTTAAAGCGTTTGTCAAAGCTGAAAAGTTGTCCAACTACAAGGTGCTTAAGCCTAGGATCATCATGGGACGTGATCCTAGGTACAACTTGGAGTTGGCTTCTTTTTTAAAGCCTATCGAACACGAGGTATACGCTGGTTTCCGGGGCTGGAAATCAATGTACACTACCACACGCCTCATTGGTAAAGGTCTGTCTCTCGAGCAACGAGCGAGACTCATTAGGCGCAAATTTGCAGCAATCCCCGAAGCGTGTGCTTTCGAGGTTGACTGCAAGTCGTTCGAGTCCCACCTCACTTTGCTTCATCTTCGGGAGGAGCATTCGGTTTATCGTCAGTTTTGCAGTGATCCACGTTTAGTTGAGCTTCTCCGTTGGCAGGAGAGTTTCAAGGGTCGCGGCTGTGGCGTTGAGTACAAAGTTAAGGGCGTCAGGGCTTCTGGCGATTTCAATACCGGCCTTGGCAACACGCTGATAATGTGTTGTTTGGTATTGGCTTCGGCGAAGTCTTTGGGTTTGAAGTTTGATTTTCTCGCCGATGGAGACAACGCAATTGTTTTCTGTCGGGCTTCGGACTATGGCGTGTTTGCTTCTGGACTCTCGGGTGCATTTCTGGAGATGGGGCATGAGGCGGACGTGGGCGAGCCGGCCTATGAGCTGGAAAGTATAGTTTTCGGTCAGTCGAAGCCCCTGATTACAGGGTCGGGGCGTTTGACTATGGTGCGGGATCCCTTCAAGGTTATGTCCCACGCCTGCTGTAGCAACAAACATTACGCAGAAATGCGTGGTGGGCGCAAGGTGTTGCGGGCAGTGGCCTATTGCGAAGCTGTGCTTTCCAGGGGAGTGCCAGTGCTGCAGGCATTTTCCCAATCGCTACTCAAAGCCACCCATGGCTGGTCCTTACCCTCGGGGGCCGAGATGGATAACTATGAGTACGCTGCAATACTTGCCAAGGGCGTGTCCTGGTCTAGTGCAAATGAGGAAGTGATAAGCACAGAGACCAGGGTAATGTTCGAGAGAGCTTGGGGCATTTCCGTTGACAGTCAGTTAAGACTGGAAAGCACATTCAATCGTGTTCCTGATTTTCCGACAGGGTGGGCCGACGTACCACCCGATGAGGGTTTTTCGGATCACAGGGACCCTTGGGGTGTGCCTTTCGGTCTTGACACAGCTGCCTGGCTCGACCAGGTGGTTGACCGGCTGGGAGCTTAGTCTCTTGGCATCGTCGGAGGCGGTGACCACCTCTGTTGTCACTGGTGAAAGGGCAGAAGCCAACTTCATGGTCGTATTAGTTCAATTGCCCACAGGCCCAGTGTGACACGGTGAGTACTCGCGAGACCAGGGTTTCGCAGAAGTGGTGAGATAGGGCGCGGAGGTCTTGGAGGAATCCTTTTACTCTGCATCCCGCACAGCCTATAGGTTGGTGTAGAAATACACGTGGCCAGGGACGATTCGTATTTGGGGCTCGCATGGGATCTAATCAAGAACGCACATACTTGTATGGTACTACGGTTTTAGCAAAACACCGGGGGTAATTGTCCGGTGGCCCATGTGGTGCACACAGAGTGTATTGGTGACTAAACTTAATTGAGGGTCTGATACAGCACGTGTAACGCCGAATACTCAGCGAGGCTGTCCTCTTTGAGATGTGATGATAGGAGGTCTGCATCTACATGGCATGTTTGTTCCCGTTTGGTGTTAGCAGGAAAGCGGTGTGTGTCTGGTGTACACGTGCTATCCGGCTTCGACGTTGACCAGGAGTGCACTGCGCTTCTTGGCGGTTCTGTCACTGATGTGTGCCTGACACATCTTTTATGCAACAGAGGCTTGCTTCCTGGTAGGACAACGGTACCAGGCGTTTCCCAACGAGATAGGGATGGGAG